TGTCGTGAGTTCAAACCTCACCACACGCTCCATTTTTAGTAACTGGGGATTTGCATAATGGTAGTGCGGCAGACTTTGAATCTGCTTGTGGTGGTTCGATTCCATCATCCCCAACCAATTTGCAATGATGTGCGTGTTGGGTGGAAACGTCCAACAGCGTGAGGGACACGATACACCCCTGTATGTCTGACCCGGACGAATCTGATCCAGATAGGATAGGGTTGAATTTTTGTTTTGACTTATACTATATATTGGTGTAAGATTTTTAAATGGGGCTTGTGGTGCTAGTGGTAACACGACCGGTTTGCATCCGGTAATCTCCAGTTCGACCCTGGACAGGTCCACCATTTTAAATTAGTGTATGTTGATTAGTTTCAACTATATATTAATATTCAGAGAGCGGGTATGATGTAGTGGTAGCCTTCGACCTTGCCAAGGTTGATGTGAGGGTTCGATTCCCTCTACCCGCTCCAATTTTTATAAATAATATGTTATCTGATATTGGAGCTGTCGCGATTGTTTCTGAGGAACAAAAACAATCGGCATATGAAATGATTCGATCATTTAGAGAATTCAACCCGACTAGTAGCATAGTAATATATGTTGATGGTAAGGTAGATAATATAAATGATATTGTTAATACATTTAAGTGTGTGTTAATTCAACATTCTGAAAAAATTGGATATCCAGCGTCATATGATTTTGAAATACCTTTAAAATATACGTATAGATTTTTAATGTGTTCTTTTTTAATTAGAGAAAAATATTTTATAAATCTTGAACCGGACTGTTTAGTAAAAGATACTATTAAATTAGCAACTGATACAGAACTTAATATGTTAAGTACTAATTTAAGTTTAAATGATCTGCAGTGGAATTTTCATATGAATGGTTACAGTGAATTGAGAGAAAAAAGTATACTACCTCGTATGTTTGAGTTTTATCAAAAAAACAATGTATGTATTAATCCACTTTTTGATTTAACTGTAGGTGGAGGTGGTTTTATATATAAAACAGAGTTTGCTAAAACGATCATTAATGATTGGAATAATTATATTAAATATGCATATGAGATTAAATCTATATATAATGCGTGTTATGAACATGGGTTTAATCACATATGGTATTGGGATTATTTATTATCTTTGATTTTTCCACTTTATATGAACGGAACTAGTTATAGACATAATGAAAATTTTAATTTAAATATGTCTGATAGGATTGTACATCCTTACAAAAATTTTTACGTTTAGTATTTATTTAGTTCTTTAAAATTTTATGGGGATGTGTAGTTTCGACATAGATAAATATCTATTGTTAGGCACGTAGAGGATAATAGTTGGCCTCTTTAAAAGTTCTATTGAAAATTAACTGCTGAAGATAACGTAGTTAGCTATGACTTCTCTTATGATGACGTTGTAGCCCTTGCAGCCTAAGTTGTTGCACATTCAATACAATGAAGTCTGATAGTTGTATTGGGTGTAAATTATTGGACTGGGCCAAATATTTGATTTGCGTAAATGGCTGAGAAAATGGTAAATCTTAAGAGTAATATTTTTAGATATTTTTAATTATTACTTCCCAACAATTTAAAATATATAAACGTGTAGTCTGGCAGTAATAATTTTTTATGGACGCGGGGTGCGACTCCCCGCCATCTCCACCATTTTATCTTATAACCCAATGGGTTATTTAGTTGACCCCGGCGCCGTTATTGGCCCGGGGTTTTTTTATTCAAAGTTTATATTTTGAATATGTATATTTATATAATGATGAAAAGATATAGTTTATTATACGAATCTAGCATATATGATTATCTAGTATGGGAACCGACGGGAAAATTGCAATATATTGCGGATGAATTGGATAAAATTCCAATCGACAGTTCTAAACTTTATAGAGGAATGTCTGAGAAGGAGTATAATATTTTAAAGAGTACTGGTAAAGTTACGTCGAGAGGTAGGGGAAATACCAGAAACATTGTGGGTAGTTATCTAGCGAGTGATTTTAAATTGGCAGCTAGGTTTGCGTTGGTCAACTACAGAGACAAGAGAGAAGGTATAGTGGTTGTAATAGATAAGAGTAAGTTACCTGATTTAAAAAATGTAGATACGGGTAATTATGTTACTAGTTATATACCGATAGAAGCAGTAACAAAAATTATAGATTTAAAACAGTTATGAGTAATATTAAACTAACAAAGGCTGAAGCCGAAAAGAAAGTATATCAACTAACCGAAGATCTTTTACATGTTAAAAAAGATTTTAAAGATGTAGCGAGTGGATACAAAGATCGAATGAAAGAGATTGAAAGTGAGATAAAAGCTATCGTAGAAGAAGCTTCAGCTGGAGATCCAACAAAGTAAAATAAAACCCGGTGTTAAAACCGGGTTTTTTATTTATTATTTAACTATTGGTTTGAAAGTACCGTCTTTCAAACTGAGACTACCGTCTCCATATTTTTGACTTAAAGTACTTAACAAGTTATTTTCATCTTGTTGAGTTTTTTTCCAATTTTCAAATATTTCGTTTCTACGAGTATTTAAATCTTTGAGTTGTTGTTCTAGATCTGTTTTTTCTAAATCAATTTGGCCAAGCATATAAATTGATTGTTGATAATCATTTTGCAATTTAGCAATCGATACCATTTCTTCATCTGTAAACTTAATAACGTCACTCATAATATTTTTATATACATATGAGTGACGTTATTTTTTTATTTTTTATAATCAATTATTATTTGTTTATATTTTTTAACAAATTACCAAGTTTTGTCATCGATTCAGCTGCGCCTTTAGTGTCTCCTCTGGACTGAATACCAAATCCTTTTACTTGAGGTTCAGATGTACTGATTGGTTCTGGTTTGATAGATTTAGATTTATTGGAACCTTTGGGTGGTTCTTCTGGTTTGTTAGGAGTTATTTGACCGCCTTCTTCTTCAAGAATGAACGTTCTAGCTGTAGTTACCGCGAATATAAATTTAGGTTTATATTTTTCGTTCATTGGATCATCGTTGAATTTAGATATAAATCTAGTGTGGGTTTGTAACATACTAGAAATTTCGCTACTCAATTGATCGTCACCTTGAATACATTCATTAACTTTATTAAATAGAACTTGATACGAAGCTTGACTTTGGAACTTATATTTTTTAGGATTAAAAGTAGGATCTTTCATTATTCCATTTGTAAGAGCCATTACAAAGTGAGAAGTAAATTCCTTTTTCATTGACTCAACAGATAGATTAACTACAGCTTCTTTTAATTTTCCTTTGAATGAATCTACATATGTTTTTGATATGAGATTTTTATTACCAATTCTAAATGCCATCGGTTTTCCATTCATCAAGATTGTGTATCTAGCACTTACATTTGTTGAATTTTTGATATAATAAACAACATTTACCTTGTCTGGACCTGTTAATTTTGGTTTCGTATAATCTCCGCCTTGAGGAATTACAAATCCTTGTAAACGTAATGCAAATACTTGTTTACGAGCGATTTTTCTAATCTTTTCACAATCTTCCGGTCCAAATAGATTATCACCGTCTGGTTGTCCTGGTTTTGGAGGAGTAACTGGTCCAGGTGGTGGAGGAGTAACTGGATCAGGTTGTGGTGGTTGTGGAACTGGTATAATTGGAGGTGTACCAGGAGGAGTTGGAATTGGTTGTGGCGGTGGTACTTTATCTGGAAGTGCTTCTTTATCTGCTTTACGTGGATACAACCAATCTTTAACTTTCATCAAGTAGTCGTAAACGTTTTTATCAGTTTCCAATATTTTTTTCTCAACGTCTGCTCTTGTTGGATTTTTAAGTTTGAGTAATATACCAGTATTGGTCAAGAACTTATTATAAGCACTTTCGACGGATTTATAATCCATTCTTTCAGCGCCCATATTTGCGCCTCTAGTACCAAACGCATATTGAAGAGGATTTGCTTCGGCTAATAATTCAGCTTTAATTACGTCTAGTTCCAAAGCTTCTTGTATGCCGAATTTCTTGCTAAACATGCTCAACAGTCCTTTTCGCATAAGTTGTTGTCTTATGCCAGGAGCAGTTATTAACTGTTTTGCTTCACCTGCGTCTTTTATGGAATTTATCCACATTTCTAATGCTTCTTTAGGTTGCACATATTGACCATTAAGAAGTTTTACAACATCTTGAGTTAACGAACCAGCCTTTAAAGAAGCCCAATCCGGTAAATTATTTAATGCGCTTATTTTTGATTGAATTGTATCGCCTGTTATTGATGGTACGGCGGATGTAGTAACTCCTCCAGTGCCACTACCAAAGGATGTTCCTGCTGGACCAGCTGGTCCTTGTGGTCCTGCAGGTCCAGCAGGACCAGTACCAGTCTCTCCTGGTACTCCAGGTTCACCAGCTGCTCCTGATGGACCTTGTGGACCTGATGGCCCCATTCCGCCTGCTGGGCCTTGTGGTCCCATTGGTCCTTGTGCTCCTTGCAATTTAGTTTGGAGCCAATTCATTATGTTAGGAATATACTTTGTAAACAACTCGCTTAATCCTATAGCTGCAGCGGTAAGAGTAGCGGCTTTAATACCGGCTCTTACAGGTTCTTCTCCTTTCAAAATACCTACTATAGTTCTTATCGAAGTACCTATTATAAAAATCGATAGTTTAGGAATTGCGATTAATGGTCCTAGTTTAACAACTAAAAGACTTACTAATGCACCAATTAGTATATTGGTTATATAAGGATGTTCTCTTGCAAAAATGCCAATTTCATCCAAAGTATCATTGAATGATGATGGCAATTTAGCACGTAGTTTATTTAACAATTGTTCTACTTTAGATTGTTTTGCAGCAATTTCTTCTGGGGTACCAGCTGACCATTGTAATTTAGGATTGGGTCTTAAATTTGCAAATCTTTTGCCAAATAATACACCTAAACCAGGAATACCTTGGTTAGTATTTTGTGTATTTGCGGTACCTCCGAATTTATCGGCGCTCGTTTCTGGATCTGGTGCGTATTGACTTGGACCAGGACCAACTCCCCGATAATTTTGCAGTGCAGCTGAAACATTAGCTGGCATACCTGAAAGCGCAGGTGGGGGAGTTGTTGTAACGTATGGTTCGGTTTGTTGTTTAAACGTCTGAAAATAGGTATCTAGTTTAGTTTTAGCGTCTCCAGCTTTAAATATATTTTTGAAACCAGCGGTTGCTCTTTGAAATATATCCTCACTTAATTTGGAATCTTGTTTTATTATTTCGTATAAAACCTCCGTTTGTAATTCTATACCTTGATTGATGCCTTCTTGATACAATTTATAGAATTTTGATTTTTTGCTAACTCCTAAATATGATTCGGTCAAAGACTTTTTAGAATTAAATTCCGCATATATAAATTCTCTTAAAATGTCTTTTATTACAGCTTCTTTATGATTTAAATTTCTATCCATATTGAATAAATATATATATCTGATTAAAAACTTTAAAATAACATTGACATCCCCCAACTTCTGTATATATACTTGAGTGAATATGAGACTGGTAATCTTATAGTTCTGATCATGTACCAATAGTTAAAAACTTAAAAAGTAATAATATAGTATGTTAGTTAAAAATAATATAACAAATGAGAGACAAAGTAAGTACGTTGTTATTCGTAATGGTTTAAGAGTGTCCGACTTGGAGTATTTAAATGAAGAAGAGGCTAAAGTAGAATATAACCATTGGAAAAATATCGTTAAACGATGGCCGGATGGAAGTAAATTGGAAATTATTGAATCGAAAGGTAAGTAATTATGGGATTAAAAGAACAAATTAAAAAAGCAAATTCAGAATCTGAAATTTTTTCATTATTGTCAAAAGGAAAAAGTTTTGAATTTGCTACCGAAGATACACGACGTGCTTGGAAATCAGCTGCTAAAGTCAGATTATCCATGTTAGGTATTAACGAGGTTGTACAGACTACTGAACTGTCAACCGAATCCAAAAAATCTTCTAAAAAGAAGAAAGATAGGGTTAGACGGTAAAAATAAATGGTTTATAATAAAGGCGTTACGTAATGGTAACGCCTTTTTTGTTTTATTTTTCTATTTATTGAGTGGATGGATAAATCATTTAGCGTAATGACTTTACCTTCTGATTATGATGAAATGGAATCGTATATTCAGAAAAACAAAGTCAAATTAATGGAACAGATTGTTTTATCAGTGCAATACGCACTGGACAACGGATATCTGTCAATCGAAGTATTTGCATTTAAGAATTCAAATTTTATTGTTATATTGGATCGGTCAAACTTCAGAGATAATATTGATAATATCTTTGAACATTACATCGCAACTGAACAATATGAGTTTTGTGATCGGTTAGTTAAATTAAAAAAACAAATAGAACAACATGAACAAAAACACCAAGAAAGACACAAGTCCAAAAGTTCACCAAAACGCAAAAATTAAAGATTTGATTAAAATTGATAATCGTATATTAACACCGAAACAAATTGAACTTTTAGAATTATTACAACACAAAAATACAAAATGTGTCTTTATTTCTGGTCCAGCTGGAACTGCCAAGACATATACATCAATATTAGCAGGTTTAAACTTATTGAATCATAAGAGAGTGAGTGAAATAGTATATGTTAGAAGTATAGTTGAAAGCAGCGATAGTAAATTAGGATTTTTGCCTGGTGAATTGAATGAAAAAATGAGTCCATACATCCAACCATTGATAGACAAATTAGAAGAGTTGGTACCTCGATGTGATATTGAAAAGTTAAAACAAGAAGAACGTATCCACGGATTTCCAATCAATTTCTTACGTGGATTAAGTTGGAATGCTAAATGTATTGTAGCAGACGAAGCACAAAACATGACTAAGAAAGAACTTACTACGTTAATCACACGTGTAGGTGAATTTAGTAAATTATTCATTTGCGGTGATCCAGATCAAAGTGATATTAATGGTAAAAGTGGCTTTGTACCTATGATGAATGTATTTGATGATGAAGAAAGTCGTAATAATGGAGTTTACGTATTTAAATTTGGCGAAGATGATATTGTGAGAAGTGGATTAGTCAAATTCGTATTAAAAAAACTTAAAACTCTGCTATAATTATATATATTATATTATGCCAGTCTTATCTAATAATGGAAGATTAATTTCATCGTTGCCTATAACTTCAACTATAGTAGGGCAAGATGAATTTCTTTTGCAGTCGAGTGGAATTACTAAAAGAATAAACTATGCCACATTAAGCGGATCTATACTTAGCTCAACTAATTTTAGTCCATTTAATGCAACTGTAAATTTCACTGGTACAAATAATAAATTCACAGGTAGTTTTTATAATCCGGATTTTAAATCATCTAATTTCTATACCGTTAATGTTAGAGATAATTTAACTGTTGTAGGATCGATCACTACAAATACAAAGTTTGTTGGTAATTTAACAGGCAGTGTATATGATACAAATTCTAGTAAATTTACAAACGTGTATGTTCAACAACAGTTAACCGCGTCTAAAGCTAATTTACTTCAAGTAAAAATAGAAGGTGGTACTATAAACGGTACAAGCATAGGACTTACAACTCCTACAACTATAGCTGGTACAACTATAGTCGGAACAACCATAACTGCTACTACTGGTTTTACTGGCAATGTTACTGGAACAGTGACAGGCAATGTGACAGGTAATGTAACAGGCAATATAACATCTACCGGAACAAGCACATTTAGTAGTATAGATGTTAATGGAGGGGCTATAGATGGCACTATTATAGGAGCTGCATCTGCTACAACTATAACTGGCACAACTATAACGGCTACAACTGGATTCAGTGGTAATGTAACCGGTAATGTAACCGGCAATGTAACCGGTAATGTAACCGGTAATTTAACCGGTGATGTATATAACGCTAGCTCTAATAAAATATTAGAAAATGGCAGTGGCGCTGCTACAGCAAATGGTGGATATCCAAATGCGTTCTTTTATGGTACATCGTCATATGCTACTCAAGCTTTAACTGCAGCATATGCATCTGCTGGTGGATCAGCAATAAATGGTGTGCCAATAGGAGGTAATCAATATCAAATATTAGCTAAAAATACTAATACTAATTATGATGTAGGATGGACAAATCCAATTACAGCTAGTAATCAAGGAGTTCTCGACTATATTGCTGTGTGGGATGGCGCAAGAACATTGAAGAATTTAAATAATTTTAATTACAATGGTGGAGCTTGGAACTTTAGTGTGCCTCTGATTGTAAATGATAGATTAACAGCTAATTCAATAACAGTTGGCGAGACAACCGGCGGTATTACTAGTTCTTTTAAAGGATATTCACAAACAGTAACGGTACCTACAGGCATAGGAGCTACTCAATATAAAACTATAAGTGGACATAAATATTCATCGGTTTTCTTAAAATTAAGTTCTAGTGCATATTGTACAATGTCTTTGATGAAAGGACAAACAACCTCAGTATTTGTACAAAATAGTGGTAATTATAAAGTTTTAAAGTGGTCTGGTAGTTTGGATGGGGGAGCCACATCGTCTACAAAAGTTTATTGGAAAAACGGATTAAGCGCATCTATTACTCAAGGAGACCAAAAGAAAGATATTATAACATTTGTAAATATTAATGATAAAATATTTGGTAGTGCAGTTAATAATTTTCAATAAAATATATGAACTTTCCGTTTTCTTTTTGGAGAAATACCGATTATGTTCCTGGTGTAACGTATAAAACTTTTTCAGGTACAACCACGTCAAACGCATCCGTATGTGCAAACGGAGGCGCTGAAGTAGAATATAGTTATACATCCGTGTCAGCAGGAAATGGATCTGCTATTTTTACTAGTACTTCAGATGGATGTCCGAGTGGTATCACTCTTACAATTACATCTTGTTTACCATCGGATGCAACATCTCTAACACTTGTAAATAGTGGGGATCCTGTATCCGGTACAAATCCAAGAACCATACCAACTAATACCGGCACTAATTGTTAATATTTATAAAAGAAAATACCAAGAATATATATACTTATAATATATGGCAATCAGTCCTTGTAACAGTTTAAATGTAAAAACTTTGAGAATAAGCCAATTGGCTTCTTCGAATATAAGTTCAAATGATCTATTGGTTATTTCCCAATATGACAGTATTAATAATGTGTATTATTCCAAGAAAGCTACATTTGGAAACTTAATAACGTACATTGGATCGGTAAACGCTTCATATACAGGCAGTTTCTACAATCCAGATTTCAAATCGTCTAATTTTTATACAGTTTCAGTTAGAAATACACTGACGGGTAATACGATTATTGCAACCTCTGGTTTTTCGGGAAATTTAACAGGCAACGTGGTTGGCAACGTGGTTGGCAATGTCACTGGATCCGTTAATGGAACAGTGACAGGCAATGTGACAGGTAATGTAACAGGCAATATAACATCTACCGGAACAAGCACATTTAGTAGTATCGATGTTAATGGGGGAAATATAGATGGTACTATTATAGGAAATACATCTGCTACAACTATAACTGGTACAACTATAACGGCTACAACTGGATTCAGTGGTAATATAACCGGTAATTTAACCGGAGACGTTTATAATGCCACAACAACAAAAGTATTAGAAAGTGGTACTACTACTCCAACTTCAAACGGAGGCGTATCGTCTGCATATTTTTTCGGTACATCATCATATGCGGCACGAGCTTTAACAGCTTCATATGGTAGTCGTGCTGTTACTGCTAGTTATGCACTGAATGGAGGCGCAAAACCTAGTGGCATTAGTGGAAGTATACAATTATATAAAACTCTAAACTCTTTTGGCGGTACATCTAAATTAAGATATAGAAGTGGTTCTTTGTACGTTGATGGGCCAGTAAGCGCTAGCGCACTTAGTATACAAGGAGCAGGTATACCGCAAATAACTTCCGCAACAGATATTAGATTTCAAGCAGCATCTCTTGGAAATGGGACAGTTATAGTAACTCAAAGTCCATTTAGAATTGCTTCATTTACAACTATACAGCGAAACAGTTTTGTGAGTCCTACTGTAGGCGATATGATATTCAATACGACTGATATCCAGTTCCAAGGTTATAATGGATCAACATGGGTTGTTTTGGGTTAAGATAATATATGCATAAAAAATACACAGTTACATTAAAAGACGATGTAAACTACGATCACTTTTATGATGAGATGGTTTCAGATTGTAATATACATCATCATCTTGTTACATCATGCAGTTGTGTTCCTATTAGAATCGTTACTATTGCAGATGAAAGACCATTATCATTAAGAAACACTGATTATTATTTAACCGATGAGGAAGTTGTAGAATTAAAAAAAGATTTTAGAGTTTTAGATGTTTTATCATATGAAACATATGAGAGTTATGAGATAAAACATAGAGCAATACAAACAGGAAATTTTAATGATCCTTCATATGGTGAATTTACTTCAAGTATAAATTTAGGTTTAATTGACGCAACACGTTATTCTAGCTCATTTTACAGAGGGACAGCGTATGATAACGGGACTCCATATTACGATGTAAATGTCTTTACATCAAGTTCTTATACATACGTTTTAGATGGGGCCAATGTAGATATAATTATAACAGACAGTGGAATAGAAAAAAATCATCCTGAATTTTTAGATTCAAACGGAAACTCTAGAGTTATAGACTTCGATTGGTATACTAATGCTGGAATTCCTGCTCCATACGCAAACATAAATAATGTGGTTGACTATTATGGACATGGTACATCATGCGCAGCGATTACGTCGGGGAAAACGTATGGATGGGCTAAAAGAGCTAATATTTATTCAATAAAATTAGATAGTTTAAAAGGAACAAGTGATCCAACTAGAGGCGTTCCTACACAAGACGTATATCCACTAATTAAAGCTTTTCACCAAAATAAACCTATTAATACTAGAACCGGAGTTAAAAATCCAACTATTGTTAATAGTAGTTGGGGAAGTGTGCAGTCGGCGGGATTTATGTCTGGCTTTATAACATCTAAATGGCGGTTTTATCCATATATTTTAACAGGCAGTTATACCGGGAGTAGTTGGATAATTCCAAATACATACTCTCCAAATATCGTATATGGAGGAGAACGATGTTATGATTTTCAAAACGATGAACCTATAGCCAGTCAAAGATTTGAAACATATTTATCAAGAATAGGTATACGTGGAATTTGGTTAGGAGGTACTTCAAAAGATGGATTTTCTCTAGGAAATGTGTATATACCTGTTATAGTTTCTCAAACTAATGCCGATTTAGAAGATTGTATTAATACAGGCGTACACGTTTGTATTGCTGCAGGTAATGATAATCTTAAGATAGATATAAACGGTGGATTGGATTATAATAATTACATTTCTAACTCATATTATAATGAAAAATTATATTACCATAGAGGAGGATCGCCTTATTCTAGAAAAGCTTTTATAGTTGGCGCTTTAGATCACCCACGTGAGTATTCATACCCGATTGTAGGAGTCACAAACACACGAAAATATAGAGTGAAGTCAGATTATACGCAGGTAGGACCAGGAGTAGATTTATATGCGGCTGGAACTTTTATAGTTACAGCGACGAGTACTATTAATGAATTTGCAGAATACAATGTATCTAAATATTTCGGAGATGATAATTGGAAATGTGCTAGACTAGACGGAACATCATTTGCATCTCCACAAGTATGTGGATTCGGTGCTATGATTCTTCAAAAATTTCCAACATTTACACCTGATAAATTACGAAAATATGTAATTTCATCATCAATTAATAATCAAATGTATATTTCATCTAACGCATGGAACTCTTATTATCCGTATGGCCCAGGAGAAGATTCAGAATACGCTTTATGTGGCGGCAATCAAAATGTTCTTTACAGTAGATATTATAATGTCGTTGAAAATTTTGCAATCAAAAATTTTGATTTAAAAATTAAAACCGATTCAACTTATTTATAAAAAATAAGATTTTATCTATATTTATCAAATTCAAATATTTATTAATATATGCCTTTACCATGTAATAACGTCAGTGTAACTCCGATTAAAGTAAGCCAACTAGTTAGATATTCAAATTTGGATGGCGATGATTTATTGTTGACGGTTCAATCAGGTTCTTCACTTTGGTCAAGACGTAGTACCATTAATGATTTAAAATCATCATTAGGCAGATTAACAGGATCATATTCTGGAAGTTTTACAGGAAGTTTTAAAGGAAGTTTTAAAGGAATATCATCGGGCAGTTTTAGTGGTAGTTATTGGGGTAAAGTTATAAGCAAAAATACCGTAGCTAGTGGCAGTTTTAGTGGTAGTTATTGGGGACGGATATTAAGTAAAAATACCAAAGCTAGTGGTAGCTTTAGCGGAAGTCACTACGGTAGTTTAATAAGCAAAAATACCAAAGCTACAGGCAGTTTTAGCGGAAGTCACTACGGCAGTTTACTAAGCAAAAATACTGTGGCTAGTGGTAGCTTTAGCGGAAGTCATTATGGCAGTTTACTAAGCAAAAATACCAAAGCCACAGGCAGTTTTAGAGGTTCAGTTGTGAGTACAAATACGATTGCCAGTGGTAGTTTTAGCGGAAGTCACTACGGCAGTTTACTAAGCAAAAATACTAAAGCTAGTGGCAGTTTTAGTGGAAGTCACTACGGTAGTTTAATAAGCAAAAATACCAAAGCTACAGGCAGTTTTAGTGGGAGTCATTATGGGAAAGTAATAGGATCCAACGGATCTTTAATTACCGGATCATTTAGAGGAATCGATAATATTACTAATTTTAAAGGCACAGGTAAAAAAGTATCATTCAATGGCACCGCAAGTTATGCTGTAAGCAGTAGTTTTGCAAATCAAGCAAAAAGTGCGAGCTATACGGACGGCGCTGGCGGCTTAATATTTAGTAACGCTTTAATAAATTCTTCAACCTCGCCAGGCACGCCTTCGGCACCAGCAGCTGATTATATAATAGGCCAACTAACAGTGCCAGCTGGCAAAACAATAAAATGGTTCAAAATTGAAGGTAGCCTTGGGGTTAAAGAGTCCGAATACATTTATTTATACGGACTAAAAATTAACGCTACGTTAATTACAAATGACGTTTATTCAAGTTGGGGATGGGACAATTACTCCGGTCAGGGCAATGAAGCTACCAATACATATGCCTCCCGGAATCATTTTACTATTGAGGGAAAACCTACATCTAGCACTAATAGTGGTACTTTGAATTTTTATGTAAATGCTACAGCCGGTTTGTCGGGTATAGCAAAGATGTCGGGTTATGTAGTTGGTTACTATTAAAATATTGAAATTTTTCTCAATTTGCGTTATATATATTCTTGAACGACACAATGTGTTATTCACTATAGTGCTCGAGTGAGGCTATTAGGTTAATAAGTTCAATTGAATTATTAAAAGAAAGGTAAATATATGTCAGTAATTAAATATAGTCCGTTTGCATTACGTCACGTTGATCGTGATGAGTTTTTAACGCCATTTGACCGTGTATTCGATGAAGTATTCGCGGCACATTTTCCAGAACTAAATAAAGAGTTGGGTGTTGGTTTTTTTGAAAAACAAAGTTATCCCCGTGTAGATGTTGTTGATTACAATGACCGCGTAGAAATTCTAGCGGAGATTCCTGGTCTCTCTAAAGAAGATGTTTCTGTCGATGTACAAGAAAACGTTCTTACTATCAGTGGTCAAAAGATTAAAAAGATTGATGATAGGGAATTTACAGGAAAGTATATTCGTAGAGAATTAAAACATAGCAATTTCAAACGAAGTTTTACATTAGGCGATCAAATTGATCGAAAAAATCCATCTGCAAAATTTGAAAATGGGTTGTTAAAGGTTACATTGTCAAAGATCAAACCTACAATTCCAGAAACCAAAAAAATAAAGATTGAGTAATATTCGTAATATTCAATCAAGGTTATATTAAATCCCGTTCATTTAATTGGATGGGGTTTTTATTTTGTAGATATTTATAGATATGATACAGTTTAAACATTTGGTAATATTTACATCACTTTTAATCGCTGGATGTGCTGCTTATTTTAGCGTATATGGTATAGGATTATTATTTTCAGGCGCAACGATTGCTGTTATGATAATGGCATCCGCTTTAGAACTGGGCAAATTGGTAACAACATCTTGGCTATTTAGATATTGGAACTATGCTAATATTCTAATGAGAATCTATATGATAACTGCCGTATTCGCATTGATGGCTATAACATCATTGGGTGTATTTGGATTTTTGACAGCCGCTTTTCAAAAATCATCTTTGGAAACTGAATTGGCATTAAATAAAATTTCAACACTGGAATCTCAGAAAAAAGAAGAGATTGATAAAATTGAGTCTACAAAAAAATCTATAGAAAAACTGTATGCGCTGAGAAGTAGTCAAGAAAGTAGATTGAACGGAGTACTTACAAATGTATTAATTGCTCGTAATCCAATCCAACTACAAAATATCCAAAATCAAATTAACGATCAAATTACAGATCTCAATAAACAGTTAGAAAACGAAAATGATAAAATCAAAACCTATAGTGTTAAATCAACATCTGTGGATGATGATATTTTCAAGTTAAAAGTAGATAATAGTCAGAAGAAAGATATTATAACGTTTAAATTTGTTGCTGATCAATTTAATACAACGATTCAAAATGTAGTAAAATGGTTTATTGTAGTGCTTATTACTGTATTTGATCCACTCGCTGTCGTATTATTATTGGCGTATAATATAAGTACAAATAAAATTTATTCAGAAGATGACAAAAAACAAGAAAAATTCACAGATGAGTACAACGATAAACCAACACATTCAACAGTTGAACGTATAGTAGAAAAGCCTGTTGAGGTTGAAAAAATAGTTGAGCGTATAGTAGAAAAGCCTGTTGAGGTTGAAAAAATAGTTGAACGTATAGTAGAAAAGCCTGTTGAGGTTGAAAAACGTTCTAAAAAATCAACTGGAGTAAGAGGTATGTTTAGTTTTTGAAATAAAAAATAATTTTTATCTATTTCACTATATATGTACATATACGTATGGAAGAAAAAGAAATTTTCGAATTATATAGGAATCTTAAACGTGGATTTGATACATCTAATTGGGACTTGATACAAGAGTCTATAGATTATTTATCTGAGTATATAGAATTAAATGACGACGATGAAACTTTTGACGAATTAAAACAATGATATATGTTATACTTACCGTACTACTTGCATCACTAATATTAAACATTTTTCTATTAGTGGCTCTTAAAAAGTCATTTGTACAAATAGATACACTGGAGACATGGTTATTAGAATTTAAATTACTTGTAAAAAATACATATAATAAATTGAAATTTGTTGATGATCGGTGTATATTTGAGAAAGACGATGATGTTGGCTTTTTGTTTACAGATTTGCTAAATATCATAAAACTAACAAATAAAAGAATTCAAACTGATGATAATGATAAATCAACCGACATTGATGAAAAAAACAAAAATAAACCATTCTAAAAAAATAAAGAAGATTGTGGTTCTTAAAGACGGTGTTAATAAAAAAGATAAAACGGCCATTCAGATGGTTAAATTAGTTAAAAAACCTAAGAATGATATTGATATTATTGTTCTGAACGCAGAGAAAAAGACCACATCGAAATCAAAAAATATTTCTAATATTGAAGTGCCACGTAGTATTCAAACACAAAATATTATTAAAAGTAATGATAGTGAAGAGTCTCAATTCGATGTAAATGGTGAAAGAAAAAAAAGACGTGGGAGAAACAAAAAAGATAAAATTTATTTTAGTAAAAAAACAGAAGATGCTATCATAGAATATAATAATGAAGAAGATGATACAAGAAGAAATGAAATCTATGAAACAAAGATAAAGTTTAGTTTTGACAAATTAGTGGAAAATATATTTAACACATTTAAATTTACTTATTTTGATAATAGTCCTCAGGAAATTCAAAAAGAAACAGTATCACATTTGGTAACTAATATACATAAATTTCAAGCAGGTAAAGGCAAAGCATTTAGTTATTTTAGTATAGTAGCTAAGAATTATTTAATATTCCACAATAACAATAACTATAAAAGATTCAATCAACACGTAGATATAAGCGATACTCCAAGTGAATCTTCTGTCTGTTTACAAACTGAAGACGCACATCATAAAGATGTTCAGACACAAGAATTCATGAAACTCATGGTAAATTATTGGGAGTGTAATATTACAAAAATATTTAATAAGCAGAAAGATTTAAATATCGCATACGCCGTTATTGAATTATTTAGAAATTGTGAAAGAATTGAGAATTTTAATAAGAAAACATTGTATCTTTATATTAGAGAACTCAGTAACTGTAAAACACAACAAATTACAAAAGTAATTAATAAAATGAAGAGTTATCAAAATATTGTGATGAGAAATTATAGTCATAGAGGAACATTATAATATCTAAATCAATAATAAAACCACTCTATTTTGAGTGGTTTTTCTATTTATAGGTATATGGACTTAAATTTTGAAATTTACAAAGGAAAGCATTTTTCTGGTCTTTGTAAAGATATAGTGAAAAATTCAGAAAACAAGAAAGATCAAATTGATATATTGATTTCTGAATTACGCACTTTGATTAAAACAGTTAATGATGCTGTGATTATTGTTCCACTCATTAAAGACTACTACGATGTCGGTATTAAAAATGACGAACAATTGGTTAAATTAGCATCTGTAGTACAACGATTAGTCGCTAAAGGCGAAGCAAGTGGGGAAGGTCCATCTATGGTGCTCAGTGAAGATGAAAGAAAACAATTGATGGAAGAAGTTATAACAATTAGCAAAGGTAATCAATAATGAGCACAAACGTATCTACTATAGCTAGACTTTTAAATCCATCTACGTCAACTGTTTTAAACACATCTAATAACAATATAGATACTAATTTCTTAAAATTAGCAGTTGTTGTAGATATTATTTTAGACGATAAACATCCTTTTTTTGGAAAAACAACAACCGATAAAAATTCACAGCCTCCTCCAACTGTAAGATATCAACAAATACCGGTAAATTACAATAATACAATACCACTTGCGACAGATACTGATTTCAGTTATATTGGTCGAGTTAAAATTCGCATTTTAAGCGAAGAAAAACAAACGTCTTATGATAAGTTGCCATGGGCAATTCCATTGGATAATACCATCACACAATTTCCATTATTAAATGAAAAAGTTTTGGTTTTAAAAATAGGGGAGAATTATTATTACACAAAGCCATTTAATCGTTTGAATTTTCTAGGAACAAATGGGGAGTTTATAACTGAAAAATCAAGCAGCGATGATGGAAAAAGCGCAATTGCATATTTACAACCTAAAAATTGTAAAAGTTACGTAAGTCATCCAATATTTATAAATCAAAATCAAACGGGATATTTTGGTAACTATTTTATATGCAATCCATTCATACGCAGTGTTCGTCAATTTGAGGGCGATACTATAATTGAAAGTAGATTTGGACAATCTATAAGATTTAGTGCTTATGACGATAATCGTTCTAATGACAAAGGAGCATATGCATCTTATGCTTTAAATGGAAATCTATTCAAAGAGTCAGTCGGAAGTGGATATGGAAATCCCAAACTAACTATACGAAATCGTCAACGTAATATTGCACAAAAAACTACACAACAGTTACATCCTAAACTTCCTCCAATATCTCCTATAACTGATAAAGAAAAGAATTATGGTGGTCAGATAGATGAAGATATTAACAACGATGGAAGTACTATACAAATAACAAGTGGATATACAGTAAGTGCATGGCAAACCACTGTATATAAAAGTATATTTGGAATAAACAGTGAAAATAAATCAACCGAAGAACAATCTAGATTCAATCCAAAAGGTTCTACGCAATTTAAATTTCCAACATTGATAGGCGATCAAATTGTTATTAATAGTGATCGTTTAATATTGAGTAGTAGATTTGCAGAAACTTTTCATTTTAGTAAAAAACGTTATGCTGTTGCTACAGATAGTGAATATACAGTTGATGCTAATGATCAAGTTGTTATAACCACTAATAATACAGCAACTATAAATGCTCCCCAAATATTTTTAGGACAATATGGTGAAACCAATGAACCAGCGTTATTGGGTCAAACAACTGTAGATTGGATGTATGATCTTTGTAACTGGCTATTGGATCATGTACATTGGTATCATCACGTTCATCCACATCCACATGGTCATGAAGATGCCGGTAAAATTGATGCTGAAAATACCAATGACGCTAATCCAGATCAAACACAAATACCGGTACAACAAATTAAACTACAATTATTAAGAGATAATTTACACAAGACACTAAGTAGACGTGTATTCGTGACCGGAGGTGGATATGCTCCAGGTAGTAATGGAGTTAAACCAACTGGTAGTGGTGGAGAGTGTAAAGATCCGGTGGAAATTAATACGGTTACAGGCGCTGGAGTTGTGGGTGATTTCAAAGGTAGAAATCGTCGTGAAGGTCCAGTACAAGTTGAATTTGAATTTGAGGATTAATATATGGCATTACAACTAGTAGACATATTTGGTAATTTACAACCAGCAACAGGTAGAATTTTTCCAAAAAACTCTTTGGAAATAATTCCATATTTTAACAAATATAAAACCGTCGTTGGAGCGGTATTTAGAATAAATTCACAAGGAACCTCAGTCACTCCAAGCTTGATATCTGCGGAGTCTTATCAATCACTATATGAATTTTATAGTCCCACTGAATTATTGAATAATGGGTATGCACAAATTGGAGATAATAAGTATACAAAAATATATAAAAAATACGATAGAACTTTTCAGTTTTTTCAAAATTATTTTACAGAAACATATACGCCAAAATCAGGAGGAACTCCTAAAGTAAATGTGTTTGTTGATTTGGAGAAATATCAAGTATTTGCCGATTACGTGGGAGATAAACTTCCGTGTTTAGCACAATACGATGTTATTAAAACATCTACCCTCTCAAATTTACAACTCGACTTTAGAGGGCTTTTTAATATTCAAGCATTTAATCGGGAATGGATTAAAGATGCATATACTTTCGAATTATATTATAACGGCGAAATTGATGAAATCAAATCAAAAATAAGACGTACACCTGAAGAAATTAAAAGTAAAATTTCTTCAGGTCAACTTGATAAGAATTTAGTACCTGCTTGTTTTTTACCTGATCCAGATCCAGCTTTACCAGGTCCGCCTACACAAACGATATCAGGAGTTGCTAATAAAGCTCCTGTAGTAGATAATCCTAACATAAAACTTCCAACACAAGAAGTAAAGGGGTTAGATGCAAATGCAGCACAACAAGCAACCTCACAAGCGCAAGGCGCAGCATCTAATGCTGTGTCTCAAGTACAAAGTGCAGCCGGCGGGTTAACATCACAAGTTCAAGGTGCAACGGGTCAAGCACAAGGTGCATTAGAAGGAGCCGCTGGACAGGCACAAGGTGCAGTTAGTGGTGTTCAAGAATCCGCTGGGGGAGTACTCAGTAATCTTTCATCAGGAGTTAAAGGTGCAATTGGCGGAGGGGCTTTAGGCGCGGGTATTGGAGCTTTAGCAGGTGGGGGAAAAGGTGCATTAATTGGTGCAGGCGCTGGATTGATTACGGGTGGTATAGCTGGTAAGGTATTTGATAAACTCAATCCTAAAGGTATTAAACCAGATGGTTTGGGTAAAGATTGGTCTCCTGATAAGTTTAGTCCTGAATCTATAGCTGGAAATGATAAATTTGTAAATGCTAAAACAGGTATGGTTGAATCCACATCTAATTTAGTTAAAGGATTAAAAGGTGGAATATTAGGTGGTGCTATTGGAGCCGGTGTGGGATCATTAGCTGGGGGTAGTAAAGGAGCATTAATAGGCGGATTAAGTGGTACCGCACTTGGTGCTGGATTGTCCGTTGGCGGTGTAACGGGAGGAGTTTTAGCCGGTGGTGGGTTAGGAGCTGGAATAGGAGGAATAGTTGGGGGAGGAAAAGGTGCTGCAATTGGGGCTGTTACTGGAGGAGCCGTTGGAGCTGCGGCAGCTAAATTGTCCAGTGTCCAAAAAGGAATGCCTAAGCCAAATATACCAAAACCGCCTAGTATGCCACGTATCAAGACCATCAAGATACCCAGACCATCTGATACAAAAGGCGCACAAGCATTATTAAATTTACCTAAATCTCCATTGGGTTAATAATTATATATAATAATATGAAAATAGATATATTAAAAGAATTCATCAAAAAAACAGTGCAACAAGAGGTACGAATCGTAGTACAATCTGAAATTAAACGTCAATTAGCAGAAATATTCTCTAAAGAAGTTATTCAAGCCAAGAAAAAATCAGCTGATTCTGATTTAGAACAACAAATTCTAAGCGAATTGGAAACTATGAACGAATCTACTGTTGTTGAGGAACCAGTTAAATCTGTGAAGAAGTTTGTAAAATACAGCAACAACCCAATGTTAAATGAAATTTTAAATCAAACTACAGGTGGGGTACCACAAGAAGGTAGTATGGTTAGAATGATGGGTGGATATGGAGGGGGTACACAAGAAGTTATTACAGAAACCAAAGTACCTGAAAATGCTCCTGAACCCGTTAAAAGTGTTTATAGTGCTATAAATAGAGACTATAGATCGTTAATGAAAGCGGTTAATAATAAACGCGGAAATAAATAAAGTAAAATAAATGGCTACTCCGACAAAATCTATAGGTTTGTCATTACCAATTCAACTTGGTAATCAAGGATACTTTGCCACAAACAAAGATACAATATCCCAAATAGCATCAAATATTCAAAATTTGTTGTTAACTATGCCAGGTGAAAGAAGATTTAACAATACTTTCGGATCTGGTTTATACAATTTATTATTCAATAATATAGGAAGTGACATATCTAAAGACATAATTATTGATGTGATTCAACGTGACGTTGATAAATTTTTGAACGGTACAACTATATTAAACGTTGAGTTATCTCAAGTTCAACCCGACAATAATAGTAAAAATTCGATATTTATAAGTATTACTTTTAGATATAACAATGCCGTGGGTAATACCGAGTTTAACTTGGAAACTAATAAAATTTAATGTCAAAGCTAATTAACAAAACATTTGATGCGAACACAAAAGATATAAACTATCTCAATAGAGATTTTACATCATTGCGTCAACAACTAATTGATTTCACCAAACAGTATTATCCACAGAGTTATAAAGATTTCAGTGAAAGTTCACCAGGTCAAATCTTTATAGATCAAGCAGCTTATGTTGGAGATGTACTTTCATATTACACTGATCAACAATTTTTTGAAAGTTACATTCAATTTGCGCAAGATCGTAGAAACATTATAAACGGTGCTAAATATCTGGGATACAAGCCTAAAGTTTCGTCTGCTTCTTCAGCTGTGGTTGACGTATTTCAATTATTGCCTTCCATTCGCACCAAAGACAATGAATATTTTCCAGACGAACGATATTGTCTAATACTACAGCCATTTTCACAGTTGTCGAGTACATCAGGAGTTAATTTCATAATAGAAGAAAGTATAGACTTTAGTCAAGATACTAAATTCTCCCCTAGAGAAATTACAGTTTACAGTCGTGATAATACTGGCGCCCCTCAATTTTATTTAATTAAAAAGACAACTAAAGCTTATTCCGGTACAGTAGTAAATAAACAAGTCAGTGTAACCGATCAAGTTCCATTTTATAGTACAAAATTGGATGAAACTAATGTACTTAAAATTATAAGTGTCACTGATAGTAATAATGTTAAGTACTATGAATTTGATTACTTGGCACAAGATACTATTCCAATCGAGGTGGATAATGTTCCATTGAATAATCAGACACTATCTCAGTATAGAAATGAAACTCCAAAAATTCTTAAGTATTTAAGAACTGAAAAAAGATTTGTTACAGTTATTGATGAAAATAATCAAACAACTTTACAATTTGGAGCAAACACTGAAAATTATGATAATACAATCGTTATCCCTAATCCTACAAATGTCGGAGTAGCATTATCAAATTTGAAGAACTTAAACATTTCACTGGATAATACAAATGCATTGAAAGAAAAGTCATATGGCGTATCACCATCTAACACTACACTAACAATTACATATATTATAGGCGGCGGTTTAAATTCAAATGTTAACTCTGGGGAGATTAAGAAAATTCTAGGAATTTCTTATTTGAATGATGTTACATCATTGACCGATAGTGAAGTTATTTTGTTAAACACGATTAAAAACTCATTAAGAGTAAACAATTTAGAAGCCGCAACTGGTGGTGATGACGCTGAATCTGATGAAGAGATCAGACAAAATGCAATGTTGAATTTTTCAACGCAAAATCGTATGGTGACAGAAGACGACTTCTTGTTGAGAGTCTATGCATTGCCTGCTCAGCTCGGAAATATAGCAAAAGCATTTATACAAAGTAATTTAACAAGAGAAGTACAATATAATGGATTGATAACCGGAGTTGTAAATACAGAAAACAATTCAACTGTAGATTTAACTCCGTTGAATCCATTAGATAGAAGAAAATTTTTACAATCTAATAGTCCATTTACGAATAATTTGTATTTGTTGGGATATGATGTAAATAAAAATTTAACACAAATAAATCCAGCTACACTTCAAAATTTAATAACTTATATTCAAAATTATAAGATATTAACCGATAAGATTAATATCATCGATGGTTATATTATTAATATCGCAGTTGAATTCAAAATAACAGTATTTAAAGGATTCAACAAGTCGGATGTGTTGAATAACTGCATACAATCTATTAAATCATTTTTCGAAATTGACAAATGGAGTTTTAATCAACCAATTAATTTAAGTCAAATAAATTTTGAAATAATGCAAAATGAAGGTGTTCAATCGGTTAGTGATATTGTTATAAAAAATTTAACTATTGATGAGGGAAATTATTCCCCAGTTGCATATAATATCAGTATAGCAACTCAAAATAACATAGTTTATCCATCAAAAGATCCATCTATATTTGAAGTTAAATTTCCAGATTCTGATATAAAAGGACTTGTAGTATAATATGCACACATTTATTTATCCATCTCAAGATACCTACATAAATAATTCTTCGGAATTTATCGATAAAAATTTTGGAATCGATGAGATCTTAGAAATTTATGCATCTAATAAAGGCACGACGACTGTATATACAGATCCGAACTGGCACGAAGCTCCGATTACAGCGTCATCTTATGGTAACGAAGGTTGGTTAGCTTATACTACCACTTCTTTATTTATTTACTCTGGAAGTAAATGGTATGCTTTTAATCTTACATCTTCTGTAATACCAAATACATCATTTATTGCTAATTTTACAGGCAGATTATCTAATGTAACTACTAACCCAAAAAAACCACTTTATATTTCTGGATCTGCCAATTATGCATCTGGATCGTTTACTGGTAGTATGAATATAACAAGTTATTCGTTCTTTACAGGTAGTTGGAGCACAGGTAGTTTTTCAGGTTCTGTAAGAGTTGGTAGCTTTTTTACAAAACTAAAAGTAAACAAACGGACATATACAACAAGTCCATTAACGTCATCTTTGACAGGCACAGGCAGCTTTAAAAATTTAAGAGGGAAATTATTAGGCAAATCAAATACAGGCATACCGTGTAGCTCTAGTTTTTATTCTCCGGTAAGAGCTTTTAATTCAGGATCGTTTACAGGAAGTTTTAGTGGTTCGAATTCTAAGTTATATATAGAAACTTTAACGTCCAGTAAATTGTATTACGCGGATGTCATAAATTTTGCTGGTTATTTTAAAGGCAAATATAGTGGATCTTTTACTCGGCCGTCTACAGCAACATATTTGAACTACCCCGAGTTTTCTAGAACGCTTGTTAAGTTTGATATAAATGAATTGAGTAAATCTATCTCAAATAATAATATTAGCGGATCTAATATAAAATTCACTTTAAACTTAAAGTCATGTGGTGCTAGAAACTTACCGTTAAATTATAGTATTTATGCTTATCCAATAAGTCAAAGTTGGAATAATGGTAATGGTAGATATGCTGATGATGGTTCACAGTTAGGCGTTAGTTGGAACTATAAAAACTACGATGGCAATGGTATCTGGTATGGAAGTCAAATTACAAACGAGTATCAACAGGTAGATTACTTATTAACATCGTCGTATTCAAGTGCTAGCTTTGAAAATCAAGGAGGTACTTGGTTTTATAAAGTCCCGGCTTCATACACAAACAAACCAAAGTGGATTTGTAATTCAACAAAGTATCCATCGTTGGTTAATGCAAGTTTAATTTGTAGTCAATCATTTAGTTACGGTAATCAAAGTGACGTTACTATGGATATAACCAAAATCGTTAGAGGTTGGTTATGCGGATGTATTCCTAATCAAGGACTTATATTGTTAAGTTCGTTGGAAATTTCAACTCCTCCATTACAACAAACTAATGGACTGTTGCAATTCTTTAGTAAAGATACAAATACAATTTATAGTCCATATATCGATGTAGCTTGGGATGACAGTGTATTCATAACAGGAAGTTTGAAACCTGTTTCTGGATCAATTCAGAATTTAATTACATTAAACTATCTTAAAGATGCTTATAAGGCTGGGAGTTTACCAAAAATATTTGTATTTGCTAGAGATAGATATCCGTTAAAAAACTTCCAAAAAGCTTATCAACAACCAGTTATGATTACTCCAAAATATCTTCCTACTAGTTCTTATTATATGATTAAGGACGCTGAATCGGAAGAAGTTTTAGTTGGGTTTGATCAATATACAAAATTAAGTTGTGATGCAAATCAAGGTAACTATTTCAAGTTACAAACAACGGGATTACCACAAGAAAGATATTTGAAAATATTTATTAAGACTGAATATGTTGACGGCACAGTAGATATAACTGATACTCAGAAAATATTTAAGATAACAAGATAATATGTCAGATATACAATTAAATTACGACGTAGCTACAGATGAAGTTTCCAGTTTTAAAAATTTTGGAAACTTTACTAATAACGTCGATTCTTTTGGAAATTATCAATTAGTATTTTCGGCGGCTCAATCTGTTAATGGAAACGTTAATTATGTTAAAGTTCCATTGAAAACATTTATATACAATGAACAAAAAATTATTGACGCAAATACAGTGGATTTTACAGAACTTCAAACTGTGCAAATTGAAGAAAAACGTAATATAAATGAAGTTTTAAATCAATATAACAATCTGATTGAAGAAAATAGAATTCTAAATCAAACAGTTAATGCGTTAGTTGAAAAATATGAAAATAATGATGATAAACAAGTTATCAATGCGTTGAAAACTACTATTATTTCCCTCAGAATACAGTTAGGTCAAGGATCAGTTCCATCTGATTTCAGCGACGATTTTCCGTTTTTACCACTAGTATAATATGCCATACGACTATTTAACAATTAATGAACTTGATCTTACTAACGGTATAGTAAGTGCTTCGTATCTTCCTCAAAATTTACAATCTTTATACGAACAACAAGTTTTGAATTCGGAAAACTTTTTCGGTGATACAAATGATGATATATTTGAATTGAGTATCTATAATAGCAATCAAGAACCAATTCTTTTTGACAGAATAATTCCAAAAACAACATTTAGTATTGTACAGTCAAGCTATAGAGACGTTAATAATGTACAACGTTCATATAGAGTAGCAAATCCATTTACAAATTATGCTTTGTATGGTAATGAATTGTTATTACATACTCAGTATGATTTTAAATTTAGTGAATTAAATCCAGGTCTATATTATGCATTATATAACCCCATCCGAAATATTGCGGGAAATACTACTAATAGATTATTCATCAAAGAAGTTTCTCCTAGTAGAACAGAATTAAGACTGTCCTACGCATTCAATCCAAACTTGAATGAAGTTAACAGATTAGATTCTGTAAAAATTTCATCATTCGCTGATAAAAAATTTGTATTCTTACAACTAATAGATGAAATTGTTCCTATAGTAGATAGAAACCCAATAGATCAATCATTTAATGAAAATTCAACCAATTTTAATTATTTGAAATATGCACAATATCTCGGATTTAAATCGTCGGCCGAATTACAAGAATTTATTAATTCAGTTTATGTTGGATATAATAAAATTGTTAATCTTTCCAATGATCCAGATTCCGTAATTAATCAAAATGTAAAATTTTCAGGTATAGCAGAACAAATAAAGAATTTTGTTTATAGCTATAATGATGTCGAGTTTTCATATAATGAAATTTTGGAAGCGATTTCTTTAATAACTTTTAAAGTCAGTCAAGATGCAATCTTACAAAGAACGACATTAACAGATGACGATTTGGTAGAAACGGTAAACGTATTTGTACAAATTTTATATAAGTACTGGTTAGAACCAAAGATAGGCGAACTTTTAAATAATTATAGTCAAAAGTTTTATGGTTATTATAAAAATGCATTGAATTTTGATGGTGGTAATTTAGTTAAAATATTAACACATACAAGTTATTTAAATACAGTTGATGGACGTATAAATGTTCAAATTAAATTAGACAGTCCGCTTCCATCACAATACACTTTAAAAGACACATGTTGGATATCCAATATTTCATTATTGCCTTTATATTTTAAAGTTAATCTTTACACGGCACCAGTTTCACGAAAGGTTTATTTAAACGCCGTTAATTTTACAGTAGTAACCCCGTCTGTAAATCCAACAAACGATAAATTTGAATCTTTAGATAACAATACATTATTTGCTGCTAAGACACGTGTTCAACAAAAAATAAATGATTTGCTAATTAATTATACCGATTTTAGTAATTTTATAAATTTTTCATCAGCTGAATTAAGATCAAAAATAGCTAAAAGTAAAATTTCTAAATACGGTTCTTATGAGACTTCCAAGAATCAAATTAAAAATCAAGCTTCGTCAACATCTAATATTTCAATATCGGCATCATATTCCAATGATATAACCAGAATTATCGATGAACAGATATTATTATTGGATAGTTTTGACGAATACGAATCTTATTTATTTTATTCTACATCCAGTATAGATCAAAAAATAGAAGATGGTATAAGTTTTGACAAAAGTAATTACAATTCCCTATTTTATCAATTGCCTGAATATATTAAAACGGACGAATCAAACGCTGATTATATAAAGTTCACTGCTATGACTGGTCATTTCTTTGATAACATTTTAGTATTTATTAAGAAGTTTCCAAAATCATATCCCATTAATTGGGATGATAACAATAGTTATCCAAAAAATTATATAGAAGAACTGTTAAATAATTTTAACTGGGATGTAACTAATTTTAAATTTAATAAAAGTGATGTAACTCAATTATTATTTAATAACACACAGATAACCGGAAGTTTATCATCGTCTTATTTTGATTATGCTAAGTCTATATTCAACAGAATAACAAATAATCTAAATTATATATACAAAACTAAAGGTACATCCACATCATTTAATTTGATTCGTTCAATTTTCGGAATATCCTCTGATTTAATAAATGTAGTCGAATATAGTAGCCCAAATGTGTTGATAAACAAACAATCATATTATGAGTTTGACGATATAATTTACGCTACTAAATATGAAGACAATCAATTTGTAAAATTCAATTTTACGGGAAGCGAATATAAATATTTTGTAACACAACAATACACTAGTGGAAGTACGTATCCGCCAACTCAATTAACTAGATCAATAATCGAAGAATTTACAGGAGTTTCAACTGTAGAACTGTCTTTCCGATCAAATGAATGGAATAAATACAATTATAAAGATAAGATTCCGTTGATTAAAAAAACAAGATCTAATAAATTAGATTGGCAAATTTATTTGTATAAGACAAAACAAAGAGAATCAGCAAAGTTAGTCTTTGAAATGTGTCCTATTGGTTCTACAATAATCACGTCTAGTGTAGAAAGCATCGAAATGCCTTATTTTAATGGCGATTTTTATACACTAATGTTGAGAAAGCAACCAAATGAAAATATTAGATTTGATTCTTTACCTGTTATATCAAATTTATATAATCAAACTCAATCGTTAACTTCACCCGCAGCAGATAAATATGTACCACATACATATACTTTAAGTGTTAATCAATATTACGGAAGTTTATTGAATTTTACAGATAAAAAAACCAAAACAATATTGTATGATCAAAATCAATATTTCTCGTCTGGAAGTTATTATGTAGGAAACTTTTCATCGTCAATGCAGTTCTATGGAAATATTGATAAAATTAAAGTACAAAAATATGCATTAAGTGATGACGATTTCCAAGAACACTCTTATAACTTAAATTCTATTTCTATCACGGAAAAGTCGTTGGTATATGAAAATATGTATTATTTATGGAGTTTTGATACTCCTGTAAATTTATATGGTAATCCAGCTAGTGTTCCTAATCAGAATAACAGATATAATAGTAAATTTTACGCTTATAATTTTAATCAAAATACTATACAAAGAGGAGCACCATATTGCGATTCAATATCATCCGATATTTTCCCATATCAATTTGAGAAATTTAATGTCAAACAGTCTACAAACTCAAATAGATTTGGCCCAAATTACAGATCTAACGCTAATATTAATAAAATTTCTCAAATTGTAAGTTCTAATTTAGTGCCATATGAATATTCTACATACACAAATGATATTATTGGTAGCGATTCTAATTTAGTTGGATATTATATTTCTCCATATAGATACTTAAATGAAAATATAGAAGACTTTTTAGGAAAAGAAGGTATATCTGATATTATTGGTGATCCTAAATATTTGACATCGAGAAATTATCCTGAATTAAAACTAAGACAGACCGAATTTGCAGCTGCAAATAAGAAATATATATATCCACAAGAATATTATAGTACTTATAAATTTTACATTGATTTTTCTATATTTGATTTTGTTAAAAAATTAACACCAAGTCGTGCTACTTTAAAGACCGGTTTATTATTAGAACCTTCAATATTCGAACGTGTAAAATTTAATTATAAAGATGCTGTATTTTTACCGATAGACCCAAATACAACATCAAGTTTAATGTCTTATGAAATTAAACCAACATTCTTATCTTCATTGATAGATACAGTTAATTCATCAAGCAACACCGTAATAAATATTGAATCCGTAAATGGAATTGATACGGATCACGATACATATAATTTTTCAAGATTTGAAATTAAAGATAGAGTCGATGATAGAGATTTTATATTTGCTAAATATGGAAAATATATATTTATAGATAATAATGGATATAATGTACGAAATACAATAAATTATTCTGAGAATGATTATTATCAGTCTCAAAATAATACAGGATCTATTGTAACATTTACGTCAAGTTACTACACGATGCAAACGATTGGATCTGGGTCTGGTAATTTAAACAATCAAATTACAGGCAGTAAATCTCTCAAGAATATTTACTATGGAGAAATGAATAGTGGTTATTCACAAAGACATTTAAGTAAATTTGTCCGTGTCGGTAGTAGATTAAAATGTCAAGCTATTTCTGGATCATATTATACCATAAAAAATGGAGTAAAAACTTTATCGTCTGGTAAATTGACATACTACACTTATACAAAAGGTAAAAATGATTTTACTACAACTGTGAATCGAAAAGGATTACCAAATGGATCTTCTCCTATTATAACGATACCTGGATACTTGGCGGTTGATATAGAAAGTGATAATTTTCCTAAATACGGAATACTAACTGGTTCAATTGACTCGCCAAATAGTCTGTTTATACAACAACCACTAACATGTTCCACATGTGCAAGTGCTAGTATGAACATGTACATTATGAATTTATAATATAATTTTTGATTAAAAACTAAAAACACTTGATAATTATTTACATATGGCATACCTTAATAACAACGTTCTGACTGTTAACGCGATACTGACAAAAAAAGGTCGTGAAGTATTAGCAAAAACAGGTGGATTGAACATTACAGCATTCGCTTTAGCTGATGACGAAATTGATTATACTCAATTTAATCCAACTCACCCACTGGGCAGTGCTTATTACGATATAGCTATTCGTAACACTCCAATTATGGAACCCATTACGGATGAATCACAGACAATGAAATATAAGTTGGTCACTTTGAATGATGGCGTTACATCGGTGCCAACTATTAGTATTGCACCGCCATTGATTTCTGTACCACGTACTTATTCAGCTGCAATTGACGTTATCCCAAATACAAGTCCAGTTTATAATGTGACATTGGGATATACAGCAATTTTGACTAATAAAAATGTTGGCACTTTAGTGGTCACTGAAACTAATAATTTGAATTCTACATCCGCGACGATTCCATCATTCACAGGCGATTTAGCATCACAATCGTCACAAGTCGTTATAGGTAATAAGTTTAGATTTATTCCAAATAGTTCTTTGTCTAAAACAACAACAACTAATATTACTATCATTGGCAATGAAAGTGGTGGAAGTACTTCAATCAATGTAACTGTTAGTGTTCCTACCACAAATTAATAATATATGATATTCACACCATTTACTCCAGACGACGTAGTAGCAGGAAGAATTAACCAGGTATCATCGGGCATGTTTGGTACTGGTAGTTTGACAGTAGCACAATCATCATTTGTAACTTCATCCGCCCAAGCAAACGTCATGACAGGATCTAGTCCATTTGACGTAAGAAATGCACAATATTACATTGATATATATAGTGGAGGCGATCAATATTTTGCCGTTGCTTATGGAGATTATTATAATTCAGGCAGTAGTTATTTTAATTATCCGGGTCAATCAATAGCAAACGTGTATACGAATGAAACCAAAATTATATATACACAATATAAAAACACACTTTTACAACCAGGCGATACATTCTTTAGCTTTGCATCTGGTAGTGTTGATTCTCCAACTGACAGTTCCGCAATCTTTGTACTAAACTATGTAGCTGATAAATTCCAAGATCAAATTGATCCAGGCCAAATTCAATTAAATTTCACTGGCTCTTTAGGTCAATTCTCGTATATCGACGATTCCCAAGTTATTAATACACAACAAAATGTTTATAACTTGATTTCAGGATCTATTATTAACGGAGTTCCAACTCCATATACTAAAGGTGGTACCGTATCCGGTGTTTATGACGGAATCGGTTTATTTTATCCTACAAATGGAGTAGTTATATTGAACGCATTAAAGTTAGATGCGAGAGTTGGTATTACTGGAAATCCACCAGAAATTACTAATTCCAGAACAACCAATCAATATTCAGTTAACTGGAAAAGTTATTGGAGAAATTGGTTACGTAAATTCTATTTGAGTATAAAAAAATCAAATAAGAATATGGCGGTTCGTAAATCAGAATTTGTACCATCTACCAATTACTTCATCAGAGTAAAAAATAAAGAATTCAATTACAGTAACAACCCAACATTTGTATCAGATGGTACTGACGGTAAAACTAAAGGCACTATTATATATCCAGCACTTATTAGTAATCCTCGTACTTATATTACCACAATTGGATTATATGATTCTAATAACGAACTATTAGCTGTAGGTAAACTAAGTAGACCTACACAAAAATCATTTGATAATGAGTTGTTGATTAAGTGTCGTATTGATTTTTAATCTAAATACTTTTAAATCTTCCTATTTATATTGGGATGATTAAATTTCTCAAAAATCAAGACATACAAGTTACTACATTTTCGGTAGCAAAGACTAAAGTCGCTAATAACATCTTTTCTGATTTGCTACTACTAAGTGATGGTACGTATAATTTCCCATTGGTGATTGCCATAGAGGAATGTGATTATAATTTTAATTATTTAGATACAGGATCATTTGCTACGGTTAACAATGATAGTTGTACGTCATCATTAATTAATTCTAATGGTTTCTTGGCTTGTTCGCCGATAGAAGATCCAAATAATCCACAGTTTCAATTTGGGTTAAAGATTTCAGCTGGATCAGTATTTTATCCAGTCGATAATATTCATTATAATGGTGAAACTAATCCTATCAATTTAGATGGCACTTATCAAGGACAGGTTTATAATACAATAAAAAATATGTATTATAATAATTATAATAACTCATATAATATTTTTGGATTTGATGGATACGATACATCTAAAGCTAAGTTAAATTTGGATGATAAATTTATAAGTTATACATTAAATGTAACACAGAGCGGTGACAAAATTAGTCCTTTTAGTGTAGTAATTAATAATCAAACAGGTGATATAGTTGGTGATATTTTAGACGATGGTATAAACAATTTATATTTGTCCGGATCATATTTTATTAGTGATTTTGAAGTTTATACAACTGATACTAATAGCGTAGTTAATTATGGAATAACAGGTTTAGGACAATATTTGTATTATGGGTCGATATCTACATAAGTATATAGAGTATGAATTTGGAAAATATATATAATCAGAATTATGGTAGTGTGGTAGTGACCAATGGCGATCTTGTCGCTATAGGAAATCCACCGTCTGACACATACACATCATGCGAAGGATTTAGTAAAGTTGGTCAGGTTTTTTTGATTAAAAAAGACAGTTTTAAAACAAATTACTCGGTTTCTAAAATATTAAAGAAAACGATTTTTCCAGAAAATGGGAATTTAGCGACTTACTACACAGAACAAAGTTCCAGTGCTGCATTAACAGCTTCTCTGATAATTGAAAGTGGTTCTAAAAATGATTCTTTATCAAATTGCAATTTCATTATCGTAGAAGCCGACAATATAAAAGTAAATCAATCCAATTATGGATCCGCCATTGATTTATCTACATATTTTTTGGCAGTGGGAGACACATCAGTATCATCAAGTTATTATCTAGGACACACAGATAATTTCGCCTGTGTAGATATATTCAAAATTAATCCAAATTATACGTTTGATAATACAAAAGGTATTATTCCTAGTTCTGCGGGGAACTCTATATCTGTAGATGAATATAATATAAGTGATATTCCATTTTGTTCTATCACAGGATCCATTTCAAAAAAATTTGGTAGTTCTGTATCCATTACCAATAACTACTTAGCAGTTGGAT